TTTAAGACTAATAAGCCACAGTAATAGGGCCACGGCCCCACCAACAGCACCGAGAACAGCAATGCCAACAGCCACATACAAAAATCCATTCTGTATGGCTTTTTTTCGAGCCACTTTCTTAGCTTCTTCACGCTTACGCTCGTTCTCTCGCATTTGCTTACGGTTGGCGATGAAGGTGCAGTAATCCTCCCAAAGTCGAGGACGCCCGGCATATATAAACTGACGCTTCACCTCTTCTTCGCTTCGCTTAATGTCCTCTAAAGCCCAAAACGCCTCCATATCACCATCAGCAGCTGACTTCTGAAGCTCTTCCTTAGCGTCCGCTAACTTGGTTAAATCCTTTCCCATCTCACCTACTGATTGGCAGTGACCGGCAAATTCTTTGATTGCACCAATGGCTTCATTGGCAATTTTGATGGCAGCAATAGCCTCGAAAATCATAGCGCAGCCTCCTTGATGGCCACCAATGGTTTGCAGACTAAAGCAGTCTTGTTACCGGCTAGTTACGAATTGATAGACGGTAATTGCAGCGCCCCAGAGAACGCTAACTGTAATGACGATCCCTGCACCGACACCTTTCCAGCGCCCGAGATCTTGTTTCATCTCTTTGATATCGTCGTGAGCTTCAACTAGAAGTCGCATCATTTCTTCGTGGCGAGCTTCTAAAGCAGCGATTCTTTCAACCTCAGTCACTAGAATTTACCCTTCCAAACTCTGAACTTATCAAATTCTCCAGACATTATTTTACGCCGCATAACTTCCTGGCGTCCATGAACATCGTCCCAGGACACCCCAGCTTCTTTACACCACTGTGTAATCAGGTTGAGAGGAATAGACCCAACCAGGCGATGCTCACCCTTTTGACCAACACCAGCATCACGCAGCATTTGAGCGCGGTGCATCTCTGGATTCATGTCATGGGTCTTTTTAATGATGACCTTATCTTCGACGTTGTCGTAAAGGATCTGCTCACCAATTTTCATTCTGCTGCCTTTTTAGCTCTTGGCTTACGCACTGCCTTTGGCTTTGGTTCTTCTTTCTTTGGAGCCTCTAGGACAAGCTCAATCCTTGTACCGTGTTCTTCTGGGCGGGCAACTTCCACAATCTCGCCCCTGCGATACTTCTTACCTTCAATAAAGGCTACGCTTGCTGTGATTACATACTTTGCCATTTTCTTATCCTCTAAAGAAAAAGGGGCGCGAACGCCCCCTTCTCAGTGCCTCAATTAAGAGACCGTGTTGTCGAACACTCCACCGTTGGCCTTTTCATTTTTGGCCACCAAAGTCAGCTCCGTGACGATCTGACGCTTGGTTGAGTCACCAGTCTTGGCAAGTTCAACGTTCTTCATAGGACGCAATTCTGCAACTTCCCACATGTCAGACTGACAGATGAACACGTCGCGTGAACGGCACTCTCTTGAGGGTACGAATTCCACAGTTCCCCAGGGAGTCACATATACATCAACTGCGTTAATCACAGCGTTAGTACCACCGACAGAAGCACCGATAGTTGAACGCTGATTGTTCATGCCTGTGAAGCCAAGAGCCTTGTTCATTTGGAACGCTGACAGATAAACACGGTCAGGAGTGCCCCCTTGTTCCCATACGGACTGCATCACCCCATCAAGGCGGGCCTGTGAAAATGCGATCAGCGTCGTAGTCTCGTCTGTACGAGCGTCAGTACCGTCGCCTGTAGGATCAGCGCCTTCGTTAGCACCAAAGTCTGTGCTAGTCACGATCCAAGATGGCATACCAGCAAGCTCACGTGCAGTTGTAGAGTTACCCGCAACACGTGCGTTGTTGTCAAACAAAGCCTTTTCAATATCGAGCTTTTGTTCCTTCGCGATTTTCATCGTCTGATAGGCTACCTCCTTCGCCCGGCCAGCCTTATTCAGACCGTCGTCAGTATCAGGAACGGTTACTGCGTTCTTGAAGATTTGCGAATAGTTGCCTAGACGAGATGCTGCAACGGCTGCGCCAGCAGTAGTGTCATCGCCTTCGATGTGAGCATTTGCCGCAGATGCGCGAAGCGTATCCTGGAGCCACTCATGGTAAGTGTTAGTTGCCCGAGTTTTCTTACAAGTTGAAAGCAGGGGTGTTTCTTCAGGACTTACATTGTAGATCACATCGCGGAGATCTTCGCGGATGCCGGTAGCATCATATGAGTCGAAAGTGTTTGTTGGCTGTGCCATATCTAATTACCTCAAGTTAGGATCAAGTATCATCGCCATTGCGTCCTGTACAGAACCACTCTGGCGCAGTTTGTCATACTGCTTTCTTCGCTTGTCAGTTTGAGTGACTACCTTTTTAGCGCTCGTCTTTAAAGGTTTGCGCGCTTTCTTGGTTTTCTCCCGTACAATGTCGCCTTTTTCCTGAAGCTGGAGCCAATTCATTGCAGCTCGCAAAACCATGATGTCTCGCCCATTAGTTATTTGAGCGACTTCATCCGCAGAGTAACCAAAATGCTCTGCGGTTTTCACCATGTTGCTCTTGAACGTCTCAGCCTGTTTAGGGTCTGATAATTCAGGAATCTCTTTCTTCAGTAGTTCAGCTTGCTGGTTCGCATAAGCCTGTCTCGCTGCTTCAGCTGCTTTTGATTGCTGTTGCTGCTGGGCTTGTACTGCTAACACATTCTGCTGATACACCTTGAGCTTGTCGTCATAATCCATTTTCTCTTCCATATAACGGATCGGATCAGTCTGACGTAACTCACGGTTTGGCTCCTCTGGTGGAGTCAGTCCGCCATCTTGCACATTGGCAATCAGGCTCTCTAACTGCTGCGATTGTTGCAGCAAGGTGGTATACACCTCTTCAGCTTGCTTACGCTGCTTAGCAGCTTCTTGCATGCCGATCTGAACATACTTCTGACCACTGTACCCACGTTTGAGATCTTCTAGAGTTACCTGTTCTTCAACTCCGTTCACCTTAACGGTGTGGAGTTCTTGCTTGGGCTCTTCAGACTCATCGTCTTCTAGTTCGTCATCGTCGTTCTCTGCCTCGTACTCCTCATCTTCTGACTCGACTTCTTCGCCTTCGTCATCATCCGATTCATCTTCGGCATAGCCTTCGGTTTCTTCTTCAGCTTCAGCTTCAACATCTGAGTCCTGGTCAGGTTGCTCAGACTCCACTTCAGCAGTCGGTTCTTCCGAGAGCTGGGATTCTTCAATTTCTGGCTGCACCAATAAATCAGCAGCCTGGTCAACATTCATCGGTTCAGTCGCATTCACGGTACTGAGTCCCCTTTAGTTGTTTTTTCTATCAAATACTGCTTCCTGGTTAAAAACCTCTGCGAAAACAGCCTCTATTGCCTCTAATGCTAACACTGTAGATCTTGCCTTCACAAGATCATCATCTGAGCTATTTGGATCAAGAAACACCCTGGTCTGATCAATCTTCACGCGATCCATAACCTCGTTGAAAGTTAAGTCCTTGTGAAGGTTTCGATACCTAAGCGCTTTATCCTTTATCCCTTCCATCAGTATCTAGCCTGACTTACAGCTTGGGGAGGCGGGACATCTTGGAATCTTGGCTCATTCTGTCTGCCTTTAATTTCCTCAACATCCACAGCCTTCCCGTATTGGCCGAGAATCTTTGCAGCCTCTATCACTAACTGCTGATCCATCTTGTCACGCTCACGATCATCTTGAGCCAGAGCCTTCTGAGCGTCTAGCTGGATCTTCGCCATTGCTGACTGCTGCTTGATTTGCTCAGACTGGACTTGAGCTTGAGCAAGAGCCTGGTTTGGATCAGTTTGCTGTTGCTGTTGCATCATCATCTGCTGAACGATCTGCATCTCAATCTGAGGGTTCATTGGGGCATAGTAACGATCAGCATTCCTGATACCGCCAAGAGCAAGAATGTCTGCCAAAGTGTTTCTGATGTTAGTCAAACCAACTAGACCATTCTGAGCGCCATACTGGTTGAAGATCTGTATTTGTGTCTGAAGGGTACTCATCAATGACGCTGCCTTCTGCTCTTCTTTGCCAGTCCCTAAACCAACATTGACCGAGATACGCATATCGCTATCCCAGGACGTTGGATCAATTGCGACGTACTGCCCATCAATCCTGAACATTTCTTCATCAGGGCTGTTCTTGATTACAGCCTCAAGCATTAGCCTGAATAAACGTGTCATCCCGCCTTCTGCAAGGTTTCGCGCAATTACCTCCACCTGGCCTTGACCAGCAGCCATTGTCGCTGCCACAGCAGTTGCCGTGTTGTTTTGCAGTGCATTTGGATCTAAACCATTAGAAGCCCTGCTAACGCCTGTTTTCTGTTCAATGGTTTGGTCATAGTACTCAAGAGCGCCAAGAACCTGGCCAGCAACAAATGGTGTCGCTAGATCCTGGACTGCTCCTGCCTGGCGCATACGAACAATCCCGCCAATCTCGTTGTTGAGGAGGTCATCGATATTCACCTGACCCTCAATCATTGCAAGGCGAGGCGAGTTAGTCATTGCAATGTTATCTAGTACACCACGCAACATAGCTGTCGATGCATCTTGGTCATTGACGATAAGGTCTGCAATAGAGTTGCCGTAGAATGTATGAGGCTCTGGATCGGATTCAAATACAGCAAATGGGATGGTATCAACCGCTTCATAATCAAGAAGTTGGTAATCTCCACCGCCTAGAGTTAACCGATAAAGTTGCGGCAGCCCAACTTGCTGTACATCAATTTTCATATAGCACTCGGTGACAGCGACGAGCTTCATTGACGGGTCTAATTCACTCTCATCGTCTTGCATCGTGTCATAACCACGACGCTCAAACTGTTCAGCTTCAGTCATCGTGTCGTTGTAAGAGATGCCCGTTAACTCCGAGACCTCATCAAAGTCGTAACCCATCTCAACGAGTTCACCAACTCGCATTTCTGTACGATGTCCGCAGACGTAACAATCGTCAATTGAGATTGCTTCTCGGTTTACGAAAAACTCCTCTGGAGGCACTGATTCAATCTTTAATGTGCCAAATTTATTCCTTTTGAGAATTTTGACTTCATGCACAGGTCTACTGACCTCAACGCCAAATTCATCAACGGAAAGCTCCATTTCAGTTTCTTGTTCCAGGATAGTGATCATGTCGTCCTGGGCAATGACGGTTAATTCCTCATCCGTCAAATTAGTTAATTCATGGATCTCAGACTTCTCATCCTCAGCCCAATACGCTTTGACCACACCAACCTTCTTCAACAGAGCGTCATGGAATGCGTCTGAAAGAACACGGTAACCGTTAGATTCTGAGAACTTGCCATGAATGTATTTTGTAGCCGTTTCTGCTGCCGCTACTTGATTAGCATTGCTCGGGACGTACTCAACAAAGTTTTCATTAGACAAGAAGATTCGCATAAGGCTTGGCTTAATTTGGCGAATTGTGTCTCTGACTTTTGTTGCTACAACTTGTGACCGGCCTTCTTCATAGCCAATATCAACTTCACCGTTGTAGTACTTTTGAGCCTTGATTCGATCTTCTGCAATCTCAGACTCGTTAAAGCTCAAAGCATCTTGGACGGCTGTGCGAGCAATAGACTCAATTTGATCTTTATCCATTGGTTCTTTTGTCATGGAGCGATCCCTTGTGTGGCCATATCAAGGAGACCCTGGACGCCTGGACTTACAACTTGCGATGCAGATCCAGAGCCAGTGATAGTCGCTGCGCGTCTCCCAGCTTCAGCTCCAGTTGCGAGAACACGCTCAATTGTTCTTGTGAAATCACCAAGGCTTACCTGATCATTTAACATTCGACGAACAAAATCTGGATCTTCGCTAATTAGAACTTCAGTAATTCTCTCATAATCAGCTGGCTTTAAGGTAGGCGCATTTTTCGCTAACACCTTGCCTATCACAGCTGTCATAGCAATTGGGTCAAGTGAGTAAGCAGAAAGGATGTCTGCCATACCTAACTGTCCAGAGCCTACTGCGCGTTCTGCCGCTGCTTGCGGAGCAGTCATTGATCCATAAAGGATGCGGTTAACTGCTTCTGCAGCTTCTCCAGCAATCTCTAGCTGCTTGCGTAAAACGTCTTCGTACTGATCGCCCAAGACGATCTTGAGTACAGCACCCTCTTGCTTGCTTGGATCAGCCCCTCTAGCCGCAGCCGTTCCACTTCGACGCATTTTGTTTTTCCAGGCTGCTAAAACGCCAGCCTTAAACTGCTCCTTTGCTTCTGGGCTGAGAGCATTGAACTCAAACTCAAGTGAATCGGCATCCATAGAGAAAGCCTTACGCCCAGACTTAAATGCTTCTTGACCGCTAAGTCTTTGGGCTGCCTCTTGGCGCACAGCTTTGAGGTCTGGATACTTAATGTCCAACATACGCTTCCATGCTGCTGCTGCGTCTGTGAGGGGTTCAGCGGTTTTGCCTTTCCCTGCCGTCCAACGTGCAGCCCCTTCATCACGCATGAGCCGATAGAAAATCTCACCATCTTCTAGGCTTGGCATCCTAGCTAACTCTAATGCGCCATTTTTGCCTTTAACAAACAAAGGAACCAGGGCGTTCTCCTGGTAATAAAGATTTAACTCATCTGCCAAGTTAGGGAATCTCTGCGCTAATTTTTCGAGCGATGCAGTTGCTCCCTCATCTAATTCTGCATTAGCGCGGAACACATCACGATAACCACGACGCTCCGCTGCCCTCAATGCTTCATCGGACGCTGCAATTGCCTCAAAGACATTACGAGTAGACGCTCCAGGCATTAATGCTTGTTGAGAGCCTTCAGAGGCACGTTCAGCCGTTTCTCCGGCTCTTCTCCGTAAAGTGGTGTCAATGGTAGAAGGAGCAGTTCCAGCCTCCTCAGCGCCCTTAGATTTGATTGCTCGAACAGCAGCTGCGAGAGTTCTGTTTTCCGCTAGTATTTTTCCATCTGCAATATCCTGGACTATCTCATCAATCGATTTGCCAGTCCCAGCAGCCAACCTCTGAAGTTCAGCCATAGCAGCGTCAGACGGGCGAGAACCTACATTTGAACGAAGCCAGCTCATCACGTCACCAGCTTTGCCAGCAATAGCCTTGCCCCCAGCGCCAACTACAGGGGAGATGACTGCCCCTGCAACACCGCCTGTAGCAGCGTCACCAGCTACGCCAAGTGCAGTTTCCGCTGTTGATTCACCCGCCCCAGTTATCGCACCTTCTGCGAAACCACGCTTCGCTAAGTTGATTGCACCACTTCCTAAGCGAGCAACATTGGTTGCCCCAGCAGCCTGTCCTCCTGGGATTAAAAATGCCGTTGCCGTTGGAGCCACTGCCCCCAGGGCTTCAAATGTTAATGCTTCTCCCGGGTTTGCTTGTTGGTACGCGCTAACCTTTGTTCGGATCTCGTCTCTAATTTCTTCATAAGGACGATCTTCCAATAGAGCAGACCGAATACCAGCTTCTAGCTCATCAGCCCAACCCATAAATAAACCAGATGCAGCCGAGCGAATCTTTTGTGATTCAACGTTAGCTGTTGAAACGCTACCTTGTTCAATTGTTGCGGCTACCGCATCATCAAATTTGCTCATTACAATTTCGCTCTCAAATCAAGTTTTTGCAGGTAATTTAGGCTGCCGAAATGTTGATTCCATGCTGCTTCACTTGGGAAGCGTCTTTTCGTTTCTGCAGGAAGCTGATCGTAAGTAATAGTTGGGTTAATTACGTCTTGGTTTGCTGAATAAAAATCAGGGATAGTCCGATCAACATCAAATTTGTACTGGTCTGCAATAGAGACGTACTGATCTCGCGCTCTATTATAGTCGCCAGCCGATGTTTGATAGAGGTCACGAGCCCTACTCAAGAAGTCTGTTCTTTGTGCAGGAGTGAGCGTTGTACCTTTAGAAATGCTTTCAACAAATCCTTGGATTCTCTCTCCGTATCCACCAGCACGAGCAGTGTTCTCAAATTCACCCTGCATAACCGTTGATCCAGGATCAAGAAGTTTCATGAAGTTATAGATCAATGCCAAATCGCCAGCTGGACTCGCCTCGGTTGCAGATGCAGCCATTCTTCCAAACGCAGCGGATTGATCAGAGAAACGTTTAATCGTTGGGTTGGCAACGTACTCTTTACGAAGAGTGCTTTCGCCCTGGATAACCTTCTCGTCACCCTCAATTGATTTCTTTGCATACGCAGAAAAGATGTCTTTAGCCATAGTTGGATTGGCCTCAATCATCTGCGCTGCTTTTAGCGCCTCTGGCGTACCAATAGCCCTGAGACTAGCCACAGTTTGATTTGCCTGGGCACTTGCTTTCCTGCGAGCAGCACGAGATTCAATCTGCTTACTTAAAACGGCAGCCAAACCTTTATCTGGCTCTAACCGCATTGTGTTAAATGCTAAAGCCAAAGCAGCAGGATCAATATTGTCAAAGAAACCACCGCCTTGAGTAACCTGGGGTGCAGAAGGAGCAACAGGAGGGGCAGATACGCCAAACTCACCTGGCGTTCTTACATCTAACAATGCCGCTGCGTCCTCGCCCATAGCCTCTAATGCCATTGGTGATGGTTGAGTTCTGTCTCGCATATCAACAGGCGGCACATTTGACATCATCATATCTAACGGAACCTGAGATGGAGCCCTTTGTACACCGCCAGGTTGCATAACAGGAGAAAGAAAAACATCAGGACTTGGAGCCGCTTCTGCTCTCCGATCTATGCCAGCAAGACTTAATAATTGATCTAACAGCATTGCTCTCTCCAATTAAACCCGTCGCCCACTCATAGCAGTAGCGCCAAGAGTTAAATAATCGAATAATCCAGGCTGACGCGCAGCTGTTGTTGTCTGAGGGAATGGAGATGAACCAATCAGCCCAGCGATTGCTTGAGTTTGACCTGTCAAAGCCGCTTGACGATCTCTCCATTGCTGAGCAGCTAACTCTGCCTGACGCTGCTTCATTTCACGCTCACGCATAGCTTGCTCAAACAAGTCTTGGCGTACTGTGCGAGCCTGGCCGAATCCTACATCTGCAAGACCGCCTAACTGCTGAGCAGCCCCAAGCCTGAATTGTGATCCAGAAAGTCCAGCTTCTCTGTTTGCAACATTGGCCATGTATTGATTCTGGATATCACCTAACGCTAAATCTTGCGCTCTCTCAAAACCACGCATCCTCAGATCAGCAGCCAATTGACCGCCTTGACGTAGATACGCCTCATTGGTCAATGATTCTGCTACGCCCTGGCGTGACCCACCGAAAGCATTAGCGGCTGAAGCCTGTTGTGCGCCTACGTTCTGCTGCATTAAACGCTGACGCTCTAAGTCCTTCATGCTCTCATCAATAACGCCAGTGGTATAACGATTGAGATAAGGAGTTAAATCTGCCTCAGCCAACTTGCCAATAGTCACATCCATTGGCTGATACATCATCTCTTTTTGAGTTGCTGCACCAGCCTGTTGCATCGCCTCAGCAACTTGCTTGTTAGCGTTTCCGTTTTGTGCACCAGCCATTGCTATCTCCTAAAGAGTAAATTGGTCATCAGTATTAGCATTGCCAGATCCGCCACCTACTCCACCGTAGCCGCCATAAGAGTCGCCTCCGCTAGATCCGTAATTAGCTTCTGCTCCAGGCGATCTCGGCCCAGAAGGACTACCATTACTGTTAAATAAGTTATCGAAAACACCGCCAACCGTTTTTACAAATCCAACGCCTGGAAAAAAATTCATTGCTAAATTTGCAAATTCTTCAGGGGTAAACATTGCCTTACCTTGCGGATTCACATCTTCACTACCGCTACTTGGATTCATGTTGTAAAGCACTGGGGAAATCCTTCCTGACCGCCTAGCCTCTTCAGCTGCTGCCGCTGCAATTCTAGCCTGGTCATACAATGGCGCTGCACCAGTAACAGGGTCAATAAAGAATTGATCGTAGTAATCCATCGATCCAGGCATTGCCTTTCTAGCCTCAGCAAGCTGCTGAGTGTATAAGTCGTAACTTCTCAAATCTCTTGATGGCGCTACTTTTGTGCCTTCGGGAGCGAGCCCATAAGCAATTGCAGCATCAACGTTAGCTTGGCGAGCCAAATCACCTGTCGGCCCAAGACCAGCAACGTCAACACCCATAAAGGGGATATACCCCATTCGAGATTGAGCTTCTGCTCTCTGAAGGTTCTCCCGCATTAAGTCCTGTGCCCACTGCGGGATCTCTACTGTGGAGGTTTTGCTTCCGCCTTTACCGCCCTGCATCTAAAACTCCTTGCTCATTACGCTGAGAACTTCAACCCAGCCATGTTTGTTGAGAACCTTTGTCCAGCCTCTACGCCCAGACAACGTCATGGCTTCACAACCATTCATTTTGCCAAATTGTATCGCAGATTCCTGAAAATCTATAATTTGACCCATATCGCCACCCGCTAAAAAAACATGAAGAACCTTTTTCTTGGGGTAGACAACTATCTCTGTAATCGCGCAGCCCGTTTCTCCTGCCCACAATTGCATTGACCCTTTCAGAACGCCTTCAACGATGTCTGAGAAGTCGTGAGTATTCCCTCCAACATCTAAAGCAGCCTGTATCCAATCCCTGCATCTGTCTAATTCATAGATTACTGGTGGTAATTCTTCCTGAGCGCTCATCGTAACTGTGTCACCGACATGGTTGCTGAAGGCGAGGCAGGAGCAAATGCAGTTGCCGCTGATCCTTGAATAATCATCGCGGTATCTGTCACTGCAAACATCGCCTCTAAATAATCTCCCGCTGTCACGTCAAATATCCCTGATCGGCTAGTGACTAATCGAGTCCCGTTGGTGTTGATACTTGTCACGATTGTCGAGAAAGGAATGTCAACTCCATTGATGCGAGGCCAGATGTAAATCGACTTTGAAGATGAGTTTGACGAAATCAGTTCGCATGAGAAGTCGATCTGGTATGTGCCAGCTCGCGCAAAGTTGATGCGTGATGTGACGGTATCGTCCACCTCGATGTCCTCGGAATACACCGTGTTTTCCCAAGTGATCGCATATGCAGTGCTTGATGATGCCGCTGAATGAGTCGCAGTGGTGTAAATTTGCGCGCGGCAATTGTGACCATAGGATAGAGGCTCATACTTGCCGTTCAGTGACACAGCCGCGTGACCATTATCTCGCGTCCACACCATAACACCGTCTTCTGCCGCTGACTCACCTGATGTGAGATATCTCAGCTTGTCCTTGGTCAGTGACAACCAAGCATTCAGTCGTTCGCCCCAAGAGTTCCAGCTTGGCCCAAGTGGAGGAGGAGGCGAATAAGGTGAACTCACCGTCTACCGCCTTGCTCTGCATTGATACGCATTGTGCCGACTCTAAAGTCTGCGTTGCTTGTTGCCTCGACACGCATCCTGACCTGTCTGCCGCTAAAGCGCACAGATGTTGGATTGGACATCGTGAATGGGCCATAAGACCTTTCTGTGTCGTTTGGATGGAACCGAGTCTTAAAGATGGCCTGTACGTCACCTTGAGTCGCCTCATCAGGTATCAGGTTGTTGACCTTCATGATGTTATCGCCAGCACCAATGCTGATCGGGCCAGTCTCAGCAAATGGAGTTGCCGAATCATGTGAAGCACCCTGAACCTCGTGATCGTACAAAACGCCTGTCTCATCAATCCAGATCGGATGCCCAAACACACCTTGGTCACACCCAGTCGTCCGATTTAACTCACCGACTTCCCAGTGGTTTTCTAGATAGTCAAATGCCACATACTTATCGACTTCATTGCCATTCCCTGATGGGTAGAACCACCAGATCTCGCCAAACTCACTATTGTGAATGCCAAATGTTTTTGAGGCTTGGTTGGTGTTGATGTCGTCAAAGATGTAATCCTGCACATCACAGGGGATCATCTTGGCAGTGCTACCATCGAACATGTAGAAGCCTTCAGAACCCATCCAGAACGCACCTTGGTCTAGTGCCACCAGTGAGTTGCGGGAAACCGTACCACAGGACGTACCAACGCGCTCAAAGCCATAAACGTATGGCGGCCCCTGATAAGTCGCTATGTGGGCATCTGTCGTGGTCACAATGATTGTCCTGCCACGCATCCTTGCAGCGCACATGATCTCGCCATTTGACTGAAGCTCAATGTCGCCAGCCTCGTTTGTCGCATCCGCTGTCCAGGTTGTGTTGTCCTCGCGGTCACACCAAGCGATCTTCCGAGGATTACCATCCGCCTGGAGCGCAAAGATAAAGCGTTCCTCTGTCACCACCAGGCTCTTGCACGATGTTGGGCTGTTTGCGATCTGTGCAGCCTTTACGTCACGCTTTAGTGAGATGTCGTCTACGTCAAAGTTTGGCTCTGCGTCAGTCGCAGGGAACACATAAACGGTCACGCCTACATCGTCTGTCGTGAAGTCGATTGTGTTCTCACCAATGGACAGCGTCTCATTGACAAGCTCAGTGGTAGTTGTTGTGCCGACAACCTTGATCTTGGCTGAAGGTATCGTTGCTGGGTTCGCATCGTTGTCTGGATCGATCACGGTGATCTTCAGCTGGTACGCTGTATTGTCCCGCAGTCCAGTGATTGCCTGTTCTAAGTCAGCAGAAGTGGTTCCAGTCCATGACGCAACACCTGACGCAATCGCCCAGCCTGTGCCTTTAGTCCAGTCAGAGTCAGCGGCAAACGATCCATTGGTTACTACATCAGAGCCAAGAGTCGTCTGGATTGACCATTCATAGAGCTTACCGTCCGAGGTTGAACAACCGACTAAATACTCGCCCCAGTTGTCCAATGACCATACATCGCACTCCGCAAAGCCGCCTGTTGTCGGTCTGGATACACCGTAATAACTCGTGCCGTAGAATGAACCGCCAAAGCCAGTGTTCTGCTGCGCGTCATCGTTACCAGTAGTGAATCCTGAAGGCGTAATGTCAGTGATAACGCCAGCACCCGATACATACACAAGCTCGTTGGCAGATCCGAATACCATCTTTGAGTCTGCTGAGTTGTCTACCCAAGCATGCATAGCGCGAGGAGAAGCAGTGAACGATGAGCTTGCGTCTGTGCGATCACGCCACCCACCTACTGGACGCATTGATCCCTGATGCCATCTGATCAGGTTAGCATCACGCCAGCGATTAGAGCCTTCGTAATCAGTGCCGACTCGATAGACTCCAGGCGGTATTTTAAGCGGGATCAACGGCATGGCTTGCTCCGATCAGTGGGTATAACTTGATTATACTTCAGGCCAGTCGTTGATAGGCGCATTACCTGTTGGGGCTCCATCTGCATCTACTGGCGCATCGTGCAGAGCCATAAATTCCGCGTGGTCTGCCGCACCATTGATCGCTGTCTCAATCGTGTTACTCGCAGTACGCACTGCCGCACGATAAGTGGTGATCTCTGAAGGCACTGTGTATCCAGATACCTCTGCCGCCTTCACAACGTGCCAGTCTGTTGGTGCAAGCAGTGATGACGCTGTTGCCTTGACCTGTGCAATCGCATTGGTCTTGAGTCCTGCTGTTGTGATTTCTTCACCATCAACAGTCTCAGTCACATCATCAATCGCCTTTGGATTACCTGCTGACCAGTAGAACCGACTGTCGAATGGTGCAGGGTCTGCAACCTCTACCCATCCTGCCGCTACCTTCTCTGCGTCTGTGGTACGTCCATACCACTGTGCAGGNTACTTACGGCCATTGACATCAGTCCAACTGCGTCCGGCCTTCATTGCTTTACCTTGATATGTCCACATGATAATTACCTTGCGTTTGAATACTTGAATGGTTGCTCTGCGAAAGCTAAGTAGATGAACTTGCCGCCACTAGGCCCATTAATGTTGCTGTTTGTGGTTCGTATTTTGAAGCCGTTAGAATTAATATCTATTGCGTCAGCTGTCTCTTCGGCATCGGTTAAATTGGCAAATAATGCGTTGTTAGCTATGTTGTAATCATCCCTTTCTGAATCCCAGATTCGCCAATTGCCTAGACCACCATCTCCTGAATATCTTTTGACCATAATCCACTTTGGTCTAAATCCTGTATAAACGAATGGCCCATCAGTAGAATTGTTGGCCGTATATCCACCCACCTTGCTGAAACCGTCAACGCTGTGGAAGCAGTATGCGATGTATGTACTTGTGTTGTTATTGACATCGTTATCAGTACCAATGCCAAATGTAGTAGTTGTTGGAGTCTGCCCTGTTGGATTACCCCAGACATACTTTGCTCCACTTGATGCGGCTGTTGAACTTAAATCCAAGCAGACGTTAGCCCACCCAAGACTTTCATGACCAACAACCCAAGTCTCTGAGCCACTACGTTGTTTGATAATCACCATCTCAGGTGCTTCAGATAATCCATGTCCAACAGTTGCTTGTGACCCTGTTCCCGTGTAAGACGCAATACTAAACCCTGCATCGGGATTCGCAGACACCTGTGAGTCAATAGAGCCATCTTCGTTTAGGACAGCAGTGCCACCTGCTTTCCATGTCCAAGCAACGTAATCAACCCCTGCATCGTTGGTTCTTTCATCGCCAGATGCACCGCTAGTAACTACAAATCCATTCTTGTTGAAAGATTCAACATAACCCCTGCCGCCCGGATCAACCTCTGCATCAGTTGCGCTAGAAGCTAACGTAGCAGAGCCACCACGCACAGAATCAACTAACACATGATGCCAAGCCGCTTCACGATTCTTGATCCACACAAAGTCAGGGCTTTCTAGTGGGTTGTCATCGTACTGGATGAGGTTGTTTTCTGCTAAGGCTAAGAAGCCAGTAGGCGGTTGATAGTAGAACTCACCTACACTGTTGTCATCGGAGTATGGCCCTGCTGATCCAGTGTCGTCCCCTGCAAAGGTTGCATCTGCACCGTAGTTCCAACGTGATCTTGATGCGGTGTAGTAGATACTGGATGACGGGAAGATACGTTCAGTAGTCGGGACTGTGAAAAGCGGATTTGCTCCTGTCGCTGGATCGCCACTGTTGAACCAAGCATCCCCATTTTTACGCAACCAAAATTGTCCCGTGTCTGCATCAAACGCAATTGACAAAACGTCATCACCGCCAAAGGTAAAGCCAAGATTTACCGCACCTGCTCCATCAGCGTACAAGTCCCCTGTGTAATATATGTTCCACAATCCGGCTCGAATATAAACGTCCGGAATATCAACGGCATCGGAAGATTCAAGCATCACGCCGACCTGCTGACGGCCATCATCTGCTACTTTAATTTCCCAATACCACTTTCCAGATGTAACGCCAATCGCGCTTTTAAAGGCTTCCCAGCCCGCTGTTGAAACTTGCGAAACAAGGTTGCCTTCAGTCAAGGTAACGTGTGCGGGCTTGCGGTTTGAGTCCAGTACAGCAAACTGGTTCGTAGGTGTATCAGGCACAATATCTTCTGCCGCAATGCCATACGCACTAAAATCGTTGCTGTTTGCTTGATCTGCAAAAGTATCAGGGTCAGAGCCGTTATCAGTGTAGCTTGCCGCACTGTAATCAATGTGCCACCCATTGGCTCCATAAGTTACTGATGGCGTGATTGGAGTCCAAATACCATCGGCATCAAACACACCAAAGTCTGTGGCGGCGTACGCTGTTCCGTCAATCCAGTGGGTTTCTGCCTGATAACCATTCCAGTGAGCGCCTTGATCGATGTACCTACCAATGTACTGCGGCGAGCCTGAGTTAAAGTGAGCAGTAGAAGCGTTTAATGCGGGCTTGTTGTTGGTGCTGAAATTAGTGATGAGTAATCCATTCACCCAAATCTTTACTCTATCAGTGTCTGTTGCTTCAGAAGAATCATAGGCAACAACAAGGTGATACCAAGCCGCTGAGTCAATAAAGATGCGATCTGTCACAAACTGGAATACATAGCTCCCGCCGTAAGACGCAACCTGAAGTTCGCCAGTGGCCTCTGAATAGATAACGTCCCGATTGTTTGAGCCGTTTGTCCCCTGCCCAAAGATCATCCGAGCTTCAGCACCTGTACGCTTGAACCAAGTGGAGAATGTCCATTCAGTTTTGTCGCCATCTGCTATGGGGTCAAAAGTCAGGTATGTGCTTCCTGCGTGGTCAAACCGGAGACTCTGGTCAATAGAAACCGTATCAGGAATCTCCCGCACCACATCGCCAATTAACTGGGATGCACCGTTACCTGTGTAGGTATAGACGTTGAAGTGTTGGTCTGCTGTGGCTTCCTGTCCAGGGTCAATAACAGGATCGGGTAGGTTGCTAGTGCAAAGAGCTAAGAAGCCCGATGGAGGTGCGTATGCAAAGTCTCCGATGCCGTTAGCGTCTGTGTTGCCACCTGCTGATAAGTTACCTGCGAATGTGGAGTCTTGGCCGAAGTTGTAAATGCCTAGCTGGTCACCGCTGTTTGTACCGTTACTAGTGTTAGGCTTGAATCCATTATCTGTAATGCTTGATGGTAAGTCTGCTTGGTAAACGCTTGAGCCACCGTTTTTGTAGAAATCAACAGTGCCTCCATCTAAGTCAACAGCAATACCAACAACGTCACCCGCTGTATATGTTGTCTGTCCAGTAGCATCATCAACACCTTCAATGCGGATACTGCCTCCTGCCCAATAGCCTACTCCATCTGCCGGAGCAGCTGCTTTGAACAAGTTCGCAGGAGTTAATCCTGACCAATACCCGTTATTGCCATTTGCTTCTACATACTGTTCCCAATACCACTTACCAGACGTAGGTGCAAAGTTGCCACTAACAGACAGCCCCGAAGTGTCTTGCAAGTAAAAACGTAAGTTACCTTCTCTAAAAGCAACATCTGATGATGCACCAGTATTGTTTTCTAACGGACTCAACACCGCAAAGTTATTCGTAGGCGAGTCAGGGACTACATCACTTGCAACTAGGTTGGTTGCTGTCCAGTCATTCGCATTGCCAGACTCATCGTCACCGATAGCCGCACCGTCTGCAAAGTCTAGGTAGAACCCGTTTGTGCCGTAGGTGACATCAACGTCCTTGGGAACCCAGATGCCAGAACGCAGTTCACCAAAGTCATCGGCTGTGTAGGCTGTGCCGTCCACAAAGTGAACTTCGGCTAGGTAGCCGTCAAATCCATTAGCTGTGTTAGCCATATCCATTCCAACACGATGGATCACGTTATTATTGAAATCAAACTCTGAGTTTTGCGATGGATATGTAGATGTTGCAAATGCTGTGATTTGCTCACCATTGACATACATCTTTACACGATTAGAGGCAGTAGCTTGTGTGCTATCAAATGCAATAACAACATGATACCAAGCTGACGGGTCACGATACTTAGCAGCTGTCTTTAGCTCACCAGATGCCGCACCATTAAAAAAGATGCGTAATTCATCACTGTTCTCAAAGCGTATACCGGCACGGCTGTTTGACCCAGTAGCAGAATCAGCAGAAAACAAGAATGTTTCATCAGAGACATTGCCACGCTTTACCCAACCTGACCAACTCCAAACCTTACGGTTGGTTGGTGTGCTAAATGTCTGCTGAAGATAAGCACTATCACCATCTTCAAACCGCAATGACTGGTCAATGGTCTTGGGGTAGATCTGGAACGGGACTACACCTGTTTTCGCTATACCGCTTGGTAACAACGCCATGTTATGAGCCTTCTGTCAGAGCCGCTGATGCTGATAGGTAGACGTTTGTACCGTCTGGGCAGTAGTAGCTGATGATGTACGCGCCTGTCGCACTGATCGCTGTCAAGTCTGCCGCTGAGATGTGTACGTCAGCATCGGCAGTCGCAGTGTAGTTCGCTGTGTTGCTGAGGTAGATCATGCCGGACAGTCCTGTCGCCTCGTTGGTGAACGTCAGATCAAATGCCGCTGTCGGTGTGCAAGTGAAGAAGTTACCAGTGGCCAGGTCAAATGAGCCATCGTTCTCAGCGGTGACATTGCCTGTTGCGGCAGCAGATACGCTGACTGTGGTGAACGCGCCAGTGGACGCAGAAGCAGCCCCAAT